AACTACAACGTTGTCATCATCAGAAGCCAAGGCCTGTCTACCAAAGTCATCGAATGCTGATTCTTGGAACAACCACTTACGGCTATAACGCTTTCTGTGGTTCATCATCTGTGTACGAGTTTCGTTTAATTCGTACTGCAATGGCTCAATTGCTTCAAGCTCACCCATTGGGTAGAATAAACCAGGAATCTCATAGTTGCGCACCATAATAAAAGGATGGCCAAATACATATGGCATCTTTGTTGGCTTAACTAAGAACTTGTCACCAGTGTCTGAGAAGATGCACATTTCACCAGTGTCAATATTATAATATTCAAATATATCGCAGTATACTTCATCTGGATTTACATTAGTTGAATAAGTATTGTTTACAAAAATATCTCCATACTTTTGCTGTGTAGTAGGTCCAACTTCTTTTCTTGCGGCGGCATCGTAGCGGTCATCGTTCCTTACATCTTTTAATGTGCGGCGTGTGCGTTGTGCAATCCAACGAATATCATTCATGTCAGATGCATCCATATCAACATACATATCAAATGGATCCACACGCTCTAAGAATGGACGGTCTTCTCTAATAACAAATGTAGATTCTACTTCACCTGTAGCACCAGGGCCACCTGCTGCTTCATCAGCTGTATCTTCAATCTTATCAAGTTTTTCTTCTTCAACAAAACGATAACCAGTCTTAACCCAACCATGACCAATAATCAAATAATCTTTTACTGCACGTTGAAACTCTGGCTGACATCCGTAATGTTGCCACCAGTAGTTGATAATTGATTCAGTTACAATTGCCTTTGAATCATCATCTGGTTTGCGCGGATTAACATTAATCTTTGGGCGACCAATAGAAACAGCAGGAGCTAATGTATTAATAGTTGAGAAAGCAATATTAACAAGGAGTCTATCGCCAACTGCTTGTCCACGATATTGACGACCACGGTACAAGTTAATTAATCTTTGCCAGAGTTGGTCATAGTTTTCATTTCTACGCCACAGCATTGAAGAACTTAATCTTTTTCTATATGTATTTAATTTATCTACATTTGATTGACGAGCCATATTAACAATCCCACTTTTTTAATGCCAACGCTTTACGTGTTGGTCTTCCCTTAGAATCTTTCATCGGTCCTGGATTTCCTTCCATCCTAGCGCAAAATGATTTTCTTCTTGCGGCGGCTTTTGGTGATTTGGCTGCTTGCTTGGCTGACACTGGTGGTTTAAGATTCATGCCTTGTGCTTTTGCCGATGCGCGGCCTTTAGCATTGAGTCCACCAGTAGGGCTCTTGCCCTCTTTACGCTGCCATGCAGGTGTTTTAGCCATTCTTCTTCTTCTTTGCAGCTGCTCTCATGTTGTCTACAAGATTTGGATATGGACGACCAGCAGCTTTAGCCATTGATTTGGCTTTTGCTTTTTGTGCATCAGATAATTTAGTTGATTTCTTTTTTGGATTGGGAGTTTCCCAAACTGGCTTTTTATTCATCTTATTTCTTCTTTACTGGTACGTTGCTGGTAACTTTTTTCTTTTTCTTCTTAGGATATTTTTGCGTAGTTGTACTGTTCATAGCATCCATATCCCTTGGTTGAACGTTAGGACTAGGCATTACTTAGCGCTTGCGTAGAATCCAAAAGAAACTTTAATTATTCCATTTGCTGGAGCATAAGTTGTTGGGTTTGCAAAATATACGCCAAACTCTGCCAAGCCAGCAACACTACCTCTAAAGTTTTTAGCAAATGCTGTTGGAGTTGCACCAACTACAGTTTCAACCTGAGATGTTAAAGAAGAATCTTCTGCATCATTAAGTGACCATAGTGCTGGTGATAGCTGATTATTATTTGCGCCACCCCAGAATGATATTGTTCCATCCCAACCTTGAGTTGATTCAATAGTCAAAGCTAATGTGTCATAACCAGCGCAGTTAACTGGAGCCCAGTCTGATGTTGGTGTAGCTAATGTGCTATCGTATGTGTATTCGTATTGTAAATACATTATTTACCTTTCGCTTTCATCTTTTTAGATTTTCCTGCTTCGCTAAGTGCAATGGCAATAGCTTGTTTTTTTGATTTAACTATATTTGCTTTCTTAGGTCCCTTAGGGTCTACTCCGCTATGCAGTGTGCCAGCTTTGTATTCTTTCATTACCTTAGAAATTTTCTTTTGTGCTTTAGTTTCCTTTTTCACTGGTCTTCTTTCTTGTCGGTTTAGTTAAATGCCATTCAATATGGCTGTCTAGCTTGTCTGCAATCTTGTCTATTTTGCCGGCAAGTACACCGTGCTGTTCAGAACTTTCTTTTCTAAACTGCTGAATTAGCACCACAACAGGACCACCAATAACAGCGACAAGAACAGGAACGACCCAGTCAGCCACACTAAATCAGTTCCTTGCGTTCTGGAATCTTTTCAATTTCGCCAGCTTTAAATCTTGGTGACTCTTCCATCTCTCTTTGCTGCTCCCTGATTGTTGGTCCATGAAAGGTTTCTTTGCCATAAGTGAATCCCAATCGCACGCCTTTAACGTGACACTTGAAGCAAAGCTGTCTCTTCAGGTCATTTTCTGACTCAATCGGTTTTTCGCAGGTAGAACATTTCATATAATCTCCTATTATACTATAAAAAAATTTTCATTACTAGTAATTATTAAATTCACCGATCCAGTAACGCTCATGAACCTTTTCTGGCTTTTTGGTTCTTTTAGCAAAATATGCCAATGTTCCAAATGGGGCATCGGTCTTTGGCCTATATTCTGGCAGCCAAACATACTTGAGCATCTGGTTGGCAATAGCTAGGCTCATGACTCTGTCGTCGTGTGGTGAGCCATGGGTTGAGCCATTGTCATCACGGACAAAGGTTTTAAGTTCAGCTATAGTATATTCGCACTTAAGTTGCAGTGCACCGTCTCTTAAGTTTGCATTTAGTTCGTCAATAGCTAAAGGCTTAGACAGTGTTGTTGTGCGCCAACCCAGCTTTTCTGTAGCCTCGGCATGTCTCATATTAAGTTGACGTTGTCTATAAAGATTAACATAATTAGCTTTATTTAAAGATGTTAAAGTTGTTAATCCGTGGTTGTTAGACTCAACGCCTATTAAAGCTTCATTATAAAAGAAGCCAAGTGAATAAAGGACTTCCTCGCCAAACTTGTCTGGATCCACATGACCGTGCCAATGGGCTACTACAAGACCAGACTTAGCATCAATAACATGAGCGGAAGAATAGTCACCTCTAGCCAATCCTTCGGCAACGTCAGCACCAACGGCGTAAACGCCTCCAGCTTGTGGTAATGCCCATATTGAGAGGGGACCACCTGAGGACTCAAACATAAAAGAGTTTCGAACATCAGAGAGTTTTTTATTAAAACCTTTCTTAGGAGTTTCAGTTTCAAATTTATTTATTGCGTCAATGTCAAATACTGGGCGGCCAGAACGAATGAAGGCTTCCTCAGGGTTTGATGGGTACTCTTGATGCAGCTGCCATGGTGGTAGTTCTGCAGCTTGAGCATCGTACCAAGCTTGGTCACGGTCAGCAGCCGACCATGGAAAGAAGATTCCACGGAAACGGTTGGTGCCAGTTTGCGAACCATGCCATAGATTAAAGAAAATATTTCCCTCACCTTTGGCAGTAGACAAACAAATAACACGACCGCCTACGTCAGCAATAGGTTCAATAGAAGCCCATGCTTCTTCTGGGTTAGGTAAGAATGCCATTTCGTCAATGATTGCTAGGTAAACAGATTCACCACGAGCAGGCTCATTGGCAGAAGGCAAAGATTCTATTACAGAATCATTACCAAATGACATCTTTAAAACGTTATTTTGTAACAGTTCAGGACCAGATAATCTCATCCAGTCTGGTAAAAACTTATAAATATATTTAGCTTTAGATAAAAGTTTTGTAGCTTCACGTTCAGTCTTTGAAAGCATAACCACAAATCTGTCTGGCCAAAAGTAAGAAATCCAAAAGGCATAAGCCGCAGCTAGTGTAGAGAATCCGATCTGACGAGCTTTAAGAACTATAGTATATCTTTCACCTAGCCATACTTTAACAGTTTCTTTTTGCGCGTCCCTCAAAACAAAATTAATACGTCCTTTACTAGGATGTTTAATTGATGCATAGTTTTCACAGAAGAAAGCAAATGCTTCTGCTAATTCATCTGGTGTCGCGTTCTCTGGACCACGGCACTTTCTAAAGTTATATTCGTTTAAGAGTTCATCTAAGTTCACGCCAGAACTCCAATCCTGAATACTTCTTTATTGTCTCTGGCAAGAGCACGTCCTGCGGTCTCTTAGACAACTTTTGCACTTGGGGTCGAATCGTGTGTAAATCCTTGATGCCTGTAAGAGATTCTCTTGAGATGTTTGAGCTGTCAACAATGTTTTCAAATTCGTGATTATATTTCGGAATTTCCAAGAAGTCATATATTTTATTAATCTCTTTCTGTGGGTTAGTGGTTAAATCATCATATTCAACAAAGTGAAACAAGTGTCTAAATTCTGGCAGTGTTGCATGCTTCATGAAGTCTAAGGTTAAAGCTATGTCTTTATCATGTCGCATTAAGAAATCTGCTCTTCTATCTGCTAATGGTTTGTCTGGAAAGGTGTAAGCTAAAACTTGTTCATCCATTATGTTTAATTTAGAATCTGGTGAAGCATTAATTATTGAATCAAATGAAGTCATAATATCTAGAACATCTCTTACTGGACAAATAAATTTAATATTCTGGGTAATATATTTAAATATTATTTCTGCGCCTAATGGACTAGTCCAGTTTAAATTCTTATCAATAATGTATTTAGCTTTTTTATCTGCGTAGAAGTTATGTGGAATATTTTTAATTACATTGTCTATTGCTGCATCTCTGTTATAATCTTTATTTTCTAATTCATTATAACTTTGAACTTGTGCGGCCAGCATTCGATACAATGGACTTGCCGGCGAAACCCATATGTCTGGGTTTTGATTTAATATTGCACTTAATATTGTTGCGCCAGAACGTTGCATTCCAGCCATAAAAAAGAACTGCTTCATTTGTTTCCTTCGTAATTGCTTACTTAACTAGTACTGCCAGATTCCAATTCTACCACTCTTTGGGTCAAAGTTTCTACCAATTCTGATAGCTGTTGTACTGCTTTAATTAAAATTGGGTATGTCTTCATTGGATCCGCTTCCCATTTATCTGGATTGTTTTTATGAACCAGTCTTGTATGTTCTGCATAACCAAATGTTTGTTGAACTGTGTCAAGTTCTTGTGCGATAAATCCAAAGTCTTTTTTACCAACAAATGAATCTTCATACATTAACTCTCCATCCTCATTGAGGAGTGGTCGACGGTTCCAGTCAAACATAACTGGACGCATTGCTTTAATATAGTCCAATCCAACTGGAATATTTTCAATATTGGTTTTATCTCTTACGTCTGACAGTGATGAAATTGAAGTATCATTGCAGCGAAGATTTGCTACGCTTGCATTACCAAGGGTAAACTCATTACTTACAGTTGTTGCAGACGGTACCGC